AAGGATGCTGGTGAAGGGAATTGAACCCCCGGCCTACGCATTACGAGTTTGTTTTATAAGTTTCCACAAGCGCAAGAACCCTTATTCTATGCGGATTTTCATTTACTTTAGTACCCATAGGTTACCGCTAATACACCTAAGCGCGTTTGCAATTTTGTTTGCAGCGAAGGCGGTGATTTCATGAACCTAAACCACATTACACCAGGCCTACGCGTCCGGATCACCGCCGGTCACTGGCGCGGCCGTACCGGCAGCGTCGTCGCCGTCGGAACCTTTCAAGGTGGATCCGAGCGGATCGCTGTCCTGCTCGACATTGACGAGCCCCTGCTGATCCGAGAAATGCCTGAGCACCTAGATCCGGCCCCTGAAGATCCACTACAGCCGGGATGGGCAGAGTTTAACATATAAAATTTAAAGACCTCTGAGCAAAAAGTACCCCATCATTTTAGATGGGGTACCATTACAATTTTCCGTACAGGACAGCAACCTATAGAAGGGCTACCTAAAAAGTAGCTTATGCGCTTTATGTTGGCGCACCGTAAATAGGGATTACACTGTCCTGTACTATATGTATAAACAAAAAAATTGACCTTTATGCAAGGTCATGGTGTGTTCAGCGAAGCCAATGGATCGACTACCACACAGGCAGTTTATGTACTAGGAATTGACACGATCTCAGCGGGCTTACACGCCTTCCACACCTTTATAATACATGCAAAACCCTCAATTTGTAAAGGCGAACATATGATTAAGATTGTCTAAATTGCACAACCTTATTCGATCCAAACAGCTTATAAGGGAAATGTTCCACGTGTTCAATTCTATCTTTAATTAAATTGTAATAATAATCATAACCATATTCGTACTTAGTATTTATGGCGTTGGCGACAAAATCAGCGGCTTGAATTAGAACAGAATTTTGAGATTCAATGTAGTTTACATTTATTTTTACCGGAAAGCCACATTCATAGTTCACTTTAATTTTTATATAGTCTTCAAAAGAGTTTTCCGATCCAACTTTAATACTTCTTTTATCAAGATTAATGGTTAGCTCTTTTAAGTTTCTCCGTTTACAAAGAGGAACTATTAGGAACTTTAACATAAAATTATACAATAAGTTTTCATCATCTAGCAGGTTGGGCTGAACATGTTCCAAGTCAGCAACTATATACTTTATTTGCATATTTTTCGAAGCAATCTTTCGAAGCATATACTCTTTAATTATAGGGTTTGAATCAGATGCCTTAACCTCAGTCCTATGGGTAAACTTAGGAAATTTACTTTTAACTTTAACAATGGATCTATTCATTATATTTTCTAAAGGTTTAAGATTTTCTCCAGCCACACACGCAATAGTAAAGTATCTACCTTGCTTACCTAAATTACCTGATTCGTCAAAATTGAGAATCATTCGATCACCCACTTGATGATTTTCATTATAAAGTCATCTAATAGAACCAATTAGAATTCCTAATCCTAAAGTCTCAGAAAAATACTACCTAAGTATACCATTTTTCAAAAGAATAGGCACTAAAATATCTCCTTTATCTGACATAATTGCTTAAGTTATGAACCAATAAAAAAAACCTGTCAGCCATTACGGCCAGCAGGGGTTTTATCCAATTTCATATTTTCTTTCATTAGTGCGGCAAGCTCGGAATGGTACTGAGTCAGCCGCCGGGACATATCCACCCGGATCGCCTCCCGGGTTAAGCCCATCCTCTCCTGCTGCCCTCGGCAGAATACTTTGTATTGCGGAATGGAATCCTCTTCGGCCTCCGGTGCGATCCGGATGTTGCGCTGCTGCAGATCCCGCCGCAGCTGATACAAGTCAGCCGAAACCCGCTTCTCGATAAAGCGGCCGGCTATGCTATACGCTCGCGAGAGCAGATTACCCGATTGCTCCACGTCCTTGATGGTCTTGCCCAGCATCGTAACTAGGTGCGGCATTATGATCGCGTCACGGACCATAAGCCTCTCCTGATCGGTAAGACTGTGCTGTCCGGATTTGTCCTGCACGGCCTCATATGTATCCGCGAATTCCGGTGTAGTCATTTTCGTCTTCCAACGCTCGTTGCCTTCCAGTTTTGTCATCACTGCGCCTCCGATCTAATCATCCTCCCCTTCAGTATATGCGAACAAATGTTCTTTATACAACAAGAAATAAGCCCCTTTTCAGGGGCAAAGAGATTATGTATGTAGGTTATGCCAGGATCATGCGAAATTCAAACTCACAGCGGAAGTAATGCGCCCCAGCAATCTTAATGCTTGCCGGAGTGTACTTTTCAACTGGTCCGCCATAATCTACGATGCAGCCGGCCAGATCGCCACGGCGTTCAAATATCGTTACGCGCTTTTGGCTCATGGCTGCCGTCAAAAATTCATCATCTGTCTTCAGGACTTTGTATACGCTCATATCGGACTTCCTTTCTATGCTTTTGACTGTACTATAATTTATCTAGATCATATGATGCAATCACATAGTTTGCACCTTGAAAATTACATAATTACTTGGAAGAATCACTTCTTGTTCGCGAAAGTATACGAACAAGAAGTGAACAGTTTTAAGAAAATATTGTAAATATTTAGGGATGGACTAGAATGGGTAATGTATAATCAAAATTTTGTTAGGAAGGAGCTGTCCTTATGGAGGAGAAGAGCAGTATCCAAGAGGTGTTTGAACTAATGGGCTTAGGTAGCAATGAGGAAAGAAAAAAGTACACCTTCGAAGCCCTCCATCAAAATCCAACCGACTCCTGGGAACTAAAACTAACTACAACCGGTAATACATGCAGTATTAGGGAAGGTGCGGGAGTGAATGCCAAGTTGGAAAACAATTTTAAATGAAGTAGATCAAGCAGGAAGTATGTTCGATGTAATAAGACGATCGTACTTAAAAAAACTACATGAATATACCGACAGAAATGTCATCGTCTATTATTCGGGATGGCTGCAAAAGAGTGAGCTTCGAGGATATAATGGATTTTCTTTAAATGATGGGGACAAAAATGGGTTTATGGCTGCTATCCATGAACTTGATAAGAGCAAGGGGCTAGATCTTTTTATTCATACTCCTGGCGGCGATATTGCAGCTACTGAATCACTCGTGGAATACCTTCGTTCCATCTTTGGTACTGATATTCGTGCGATTGTTCCACAAATTGCAATGTCAGCAGGTACGATGATTGCTTGCTCTTGTAAAGAAATAGTTATGGGAAAACACTCAAACCTTGGACCTATCGATCCCCAGATGAGCGGGATTCCTACACACGGAATTATTGAAGAATTTAATCGTGCAAAAGAAGAAATATCAAAGGATCCTTCAACAATTCCGTTATGGCAACCAATTATTGCAAAGTATCATCCAACTTTAATTGGTGAATGTGAGAAAGCAATTGCCTGGTCAACGGAAATTGTAAAACAGTGGCTGGTTACAGCTATGTTTGACGGCGATCCAGAAGCTATTAAAAAGTCAGAGCACATTGTATCTGAACTTGGTGATCACGCCTTAATGAAATCTCATGCTCGGCATATTTCAGGCCAGCGCGCGAAAGAAATAGGGTTAAACATTCAGTTTCTTGAAGATGATCAAGAACTTCAAGAAGCAGTATTGTCTGTGCACCATGCGTGCATCCAAACTCTTACAGCAACACCTGCTAGTAAGATCATTGAAAATCATAATGGTGTGGCCCATATACAAAACGTGAATCCAATTCAGGTACAAATGGGTCCCGGGGCCATGAATTTACTGCCAGGTATAGGCGCAAACTTTCCGGATCTCCCATCCAATTCGGAAATGTAACCTTTGTGTGGGCACTACACATGCTCCAAATGATTGTTGCTTTTCCTGATAACATTTTTATCACCACCTTCCAGTAATTATAAAGTATTTACTGTGTATTCCTTTTTAAACGAAAGAAAGGCCTCATTGTATAATATGAGGCCTTTCTTTATTTATGAGATTGTTCAGTAACTGCTACACCTCTTTAGCAAGAGTACACCCTTTTAGATGCAGTGGCGTCGCTGTTCGGGTGGAAAAAAGTCGGTCTTTGGGCTGCTTCGAGTACCTTCCAAAGTTTTTTACTGATGATCAGCCAGCAGCCCCGCCCGCTCCATGATGACGAGCAGCCGGTAAAAATCATAGCTCCCGCCGCTCGGCGTATTAATCAGTCCCGCAGCCACCGCGGCTTCGACGGCCGTCTTTGCCCAAGACGGAATCTCCGCCAGGCTTGCTTTTCCCTCCAGCGTAACCACACGCCCCGTCAGATCCTTGCTTTGCCCAGCCTGCTGCAGCACCTGATCCTTCAGCACGTCACGGCTTCGCCCAAGTTCTGCTACCGCCGCCTCCAGCGTGTCCAATCTTTTTTTCTCTGCGTCCGTCAGTTCGTCCGCCTCCCCTTCGATTATTGTGAATCGTCCCAAAACTTCAGCCAGCTGCGCAGCCGTCGGCCGTTTTCCTGCACGAAAGTCCGCTGTACTCAGGCCGAAATTCAATTCGAAATGAGGCAGATCCTTAAATGTGCTCCAATCGCCGCCCCACTCCCAGCCGAGACGCTTGGCATCCGCCACCACCTCCGACCAGTCCGCAATTCCGTCGCCATCACCATCCCGCCGCGTATCCCAGCTCACACTGCCATCAGGCAGCAGCAGCGCAAAGTCGATGGCCACGCCAAAATTATGATAACTGTACCCGCCCGGGGCGTTGGTCACGATCTGGCCGGGTGCGGTCCGGCCTTGCGCATAAAGCTTGTCTTGCTCGGCACTGGTCCGCAGCCCCTGGGTGATGATGATCGGCACGCCGTGAGCATACGCAAACTCAATCAGCGCGACGGCTGACTGCCGGACTGCCGGCTCCAGACCAGCTAGCCGGGCTGCAGACTTGGCCTTTACCTGCTCCAAAGTGTACGCCATGGTTACGCCCCTTTCTGGTCGTCGCTGCCGTTGTCTCTGGCATTGTCCGGGTGCTCCGGCTTGGCCGGGTTGTTCTTCGACTTATCCTCGCTGAGCTGCAGTAAGAAGTTTTTAAGTTCCTGAGGCAATGGCACGCCCAGGACGCCAAGATTCTCAACGATGCTCAGGCCTTCGCGCCCGGCGTAAAAGTAAATGGCGGCCGTGCGGAAGATCGGCGAACCCGGCTGAATCCAGTCATCCATGAGTGAACACAGGCCGACAATAAACAACAGCACCGCTTTGCGGATGCCTCCCCAAAACATCACCTCAGAGCTAACCGTCTTCGTCCGTATGGCCCCCAGTACCCCGGTACCGTAATCGCCGACAATCAGCACGATCAGCACCAGCAGCCCCATGTCCCAGCCTCCCAGCAGGCCGGCCAATGTCCCCAGCACTCCCGCCATAGCCGATGCTCCCCCCATTGCTACCTCGCGGCTCCCCGAGCCTACTGCAGCCGTGATAATTGTTGTGACGAGATTTTTGATTTGATTGATCATGCCGCGTCTCCCTTCAATAAAATAGCCCCCGATATCCGGGGGCAAACCGCTATTCAGGCAAAATATACTTGTCAATGGCCCCACCGAAAGCGTGTAGTGCAACCATGTCTTGCTTTATTCCCAAATCTGTCTTACCGGCGTCAATGCCTGACTGAATCATCGCGCCGTAGGTCTCCTCCACTTTTGAAAGTTTCATAGAAAACCAAAAGCTGAATACAACGGCCAGTCCTAATAATTCATTGTCTACTACTTCCCACTGCGAATATATCCATTCAGTTATTGTCATTTTGCACTCACCTTAAAAGTAGTATTTGCCGTGGTATTGTTCGTGATCTGGACGTAAGTCGTACCATCCTGGTTAAATAAAGCGATAGAAGCGTTGGCTGCTGATGCTGACCAGTTAGGTGTACGAACAGCAAAAGGAGATCCTGAATTGCTCTGACACGCGGCAAAGGTACGTCCAGGACCCACGTCAATGATCAGAGAGGACCCATCCGGGATAACGTCGGTAGCCGCAGTGTAAAACGGCGGGAGGTTATTCGCCTTTTTATCGGGCTTAGGCGTTGGAAACCCGTTAAATCCAATCTGCATCAGTAATTCCCCCCGAAGACGGTAACCTGCAGGCCGGCCGCGACCGTCGTGCCGATTGCGATATTAAGCTTATAGTTCGGCGGCAGGTAAGGGATAGGACATGCCGTCTCCGTCGTGTTTTTGGGGATTGTAATGTCAAAGTCCGCGAGTGCTGCCGCCTCGTTCGCGTTTGCCAGGGCGATTGTTGCCTCGTGGACGAGAGAGTTATTTGCCGCGACTGAAGCATCGTTGCCGTTGTTAATAAAAAATCGAAGCGCAGTTGCAACGTTTGCCCCTTTATGGCGTACCTTGATCTGGTCAATCCTTGCACCGTTTGCACCTGCGGTAAAAACTGTAACCATTGTGCCTGTGCCGTCTTTTGCGGTGTTTGCGGTCGTAACCGTTCCCCAGCTCACGACAGGTGTAATCGGAAAAATTGGCGTAGTATTTGCAGGCATTACAAACCACCTCCTAAGTTTCTATACATGTAAATTTTTGATCCCACAGGGTTTGCAGATGTAAGTGCGGCTGCAATTTGGATATCAGCGTATCCTTTTGCCGACGTCTCCGCAGTATTAGCTTTCGTTGTTGCGTCCGTTGCGGCATTTGCCTGAGCTGTATTGGCTTTGGTGGTCGCGTCCGTTGCTGCTGCCGCGATCGCTGCCGCCTGAGCAGCGTCCGCCTTGGACTGTGCGCCGGTCTTGGTCTCGCCAGTGGACCGGACAAACGTGGCATCAGCGCCACTCATTAACCCACTGGCGCCGCCGGTGACGGCAATCGGGATCACGTCCGTGCCCCCGGTGATGTGACTACTGGCGTGCGGTCCTGGCGTCGATTCGCCCGTCGCAGTAAAGGTCAGCTTCCCGGTTGCCGGGTCTGTCGTTATTGTAAGACCTGTTCCTGCGGCAAACATGAGCGTGCCCGTCTCGCTTTGTGCGATGATGTCTCCCTGGCCGGTAACCACAATCTTACTAAAGGCATTTTGGTTGACCTCAGCGCCGGATTGGATGCCGGCCAGTTTGGTGTGCTCCGCCGCCGTCACATGCAGCGTTGTGTCTGCGGCATGCGTGTCCAGTTCCGCCTGCGTGGCAACATCTGCGGCCACCTTTGCGGCTGTAATGCTGCCGTCCGCGATTTGCCCGGTGCCAACCGCCCCGGCTCCGAGTTTGGCGGCGGTGACGGAGCCGTCCGCAAGCTTAATCGTCGTAACAGCAGCGTCGCCGAGCTGCCCGGTACCGACCGCGTTGTCGCCGATCTTGGCCCGGGTCGCTGCTTTGTCAGCTAGTTTGGCCGTTACGACGCTGCCGTCCGGATGGTCCAGCGTGGCGGACGTCTTGTGCGTGGTGATGTCGGCGTCTACCTGCTCAAAGTTCTCGTTGATGCGGTTGTACGTTTCATTGATTGGCTGGTTCCCGGGTAGGTTCTGGTACGCCATCAGTTTCAGCTCCTTTCTGCAGTTCCTGGTCAATCGCTTCCAGGACACCGCGCATTATTGCAGTCCCATTGCCCGGATGATACGGCAGCACGGCTGCGATTACGGCGCAAATTTCCGGCACTGGGTACCGCGGATCAATCTCAATGACGATTTTCGGCGTGACATTGGCCATCAGTTTCTCACCTCTTCAACCCAACACAAAAAGCCCCGCCGGATCCGGCGAGACTCTTGTATGGATGATATGTTATTTTTGCAGTGCCGCGAGTTGGGCGTCCAGGTCAGCGAGCTGCTGCTGTAGTCCGGCCAGATCGGCCTTGCGCTGTTCGTATTCTTTGGTGCGGTCAGCAAGCCACGCCTGAGCTTTTTGTTCGTATTCTGTACCTTTGTAGTTGTCGTATCGCTGTTGAGCTTCTGGCAAGTAGGTGTTTTCGTAGAGTTTCACCCCGCCTTGGGCTTCTTTTATCTTACTTTCAATTGCGGTACGCTGTACTATTAATTCATCATACAACCCGCTAGAAAGCACCTCTGCTCCCATAATAATTTTCTTCCCCTCGATGGATAATGTAGCTCCAGTAGCCTCGGCGACAGCACGAACTGGGGCATAGGCAGTACCGTTAATAACAACAGCATCAGCAACTTTTACCCCTGCCTTTTCAACAGAAAACAAGCCTTGAACCTTTTTGCCGATCAAAGATGTACCATCAGCAAAAGCAGAAACTCCGCTAAACAACAACGCGCCGACGATAAGGCCAGATATAAACTTTTTCAAATCAACCGCTCCTTTGGTAAAGTTTTCTACCTGTATTATCGTCATATTTTGATAAAAGTTTCAATATGTCACGTTGGAATGTTCACTTGAGCAAGAAGGTTTCCGCCTTTACTCCATAGTTTTAGATTTCGGCTTGTTGAATCAAAAGTCATGTTTATTGCGAGCGAGTTTAGTTCAGCCGCAATATTAGCCCCGGTTTCCTCGCTTTTTAAGTCGGACCAACGTGTAACATAAGTTCCATTGTAACCGCGAAGATAGATATTCATAGATTCCATCTTAATATTCTGATCTCCATATAAATACAGACCATCATTACCGGAAATCCGCGATACTTGGCTCCCATTGGTGAAGGAAAACCCCACGCTGGCTGTGGGATATCCAGTTACCGTCATTTCCACGCGATTCGTTGCCGATGCTGCCACAGTAAAAGTCTTGTTATCGCTCCGCATGGCCGCATATGGGAAGATGCCCGGCTCCGACGTTTGGATGAGAGCACCCGTTACATTACCGCCCAATATTGTAGACGCTGAAATCTGTCCGGAGAATGATCCGCTCGCCGCCAGCAGCGCCCCGGAGAACGTCCCCGTGGCTGCCTGAAGGGCGCCGGTAAAGGTACCTGTCGCGGCGACAAGCGCTCCCGAAAAGGTCCCGCTCGCAGCCTCCAAAGCTCCGGTGAATTTCAGCTTGTTAGCCTGGGCGTCGAAGTAGAGAGACGATTGCCCATTAACCCGCCAGTCCATCACATCCGAATTGAGCGTCAAGTCGCTCTTGCCATCGTCGCGCTGAATCTTCACTCCGTAGTCCGGCGCCACACTGAAACCGAAATAATTGCGCCCCTGCTTGACCGCGGTCTTATTGATGTTGTTGATCTGCTCGACCATTGTTCCGCGGGGCTTGAATTCGCTCTGCTGATCAGACTTAGCCGGGGCCTGAACCTGCATCCGCAGGCCGCCTTTAAAGCCGAAGGTCTGCCGCAGGATTATCGTCGTATAACGCCGGATGCCGTCCCATGGCAGATCCGTATCCGCCCAATCTGTGATTGCCCGCTCCCACGTCACGCCCTGGAACTGTTCATAGCCTACAACGTCTCCCTGATCCAGCTGCGGGAAACCCCGAGCGTCCATTTCCATCGGCTGATAGCTGAAGCCGTTCAGCGCGGCCTGCAGGGCGTTTGTGATCGCCTGCGTGGCGAACGGGTTGATTACCTGCAATGTATTGGCATCGGCGCCGCTGCCGGCCTCGTAGGTCAGTCCGTCCTCCGTATTGTAGGTGACGACCACGCGGGTATACGTTTTCCGAGGATTGGTCTGCTTCGCCCGGATGTAATCGGCCTGACGGTAATTGAATACCGGGGCCTCTTCCGGCGAGAAGAGCTTAAAGCGCAGCAGCCCATCTTTACCCATGAATGCGCTGGCCGCATTGCTGCCGGCAATATACCCGATGACCTGCCGCATCGTGTAGCCCGTCGGCGCTGCCTGGAGTGTATATGCCGGATTGATAACCACGCTGCCGTCATACTCGATATCCAGCAACCCGCAGATTTCATCAAAAACGGCGCGCTGGGTCGCCGGGTAGGTCAACGTGGAGATGTATTCGGCATCACCGGTAATCAGCTTGTCGTAACAGGTGAACCGGTAGACATCGCCGTTTTTCTCTCGGGTGTCGACGTAAAACTCGCCGAGCGGCAGCCAGTGCGTCGAACCACCGAGCCATGAAACATCCGCATCTTCCCAATCATAAACCGCCTGTTCCCAGGTCATTCCCGCCATCGACAGCGCAAGGTATGGGCGGATCCGTGCGTTCTCCGGCACGGTATCCAACAGCCGCAGAGAAATAGTCAGCTTGCTCGGGATCGCGGTCCCGATCTCAAACTCTTCGCCCGATGCCAAGCTGTTCTCTACAGTGAATTCCGCAATATTGGACGCGGTATACTCCTGATCATTTACCGTGACCCGTACAGTAAATTCACGATCGTACCGCTTTAGGTAATCCTCAAAAATAGGTGATATTGGATACATGGCTAATACTCCGTCAGGGTAACTCTCAGGCCGGACCACAGGATAGTGCCAGCCTTTGCCAGAGCTACTGCAGGCGTGCGCTTGCCTGCGTAAAACGTTCGAGTCGAATATTTGCCATCCTGCGGGTCAGGGTAGGTCAGGGTAAACGACGCGGCAGACATCTGCTTGAGCAATGCAGATATCTCGGGCCAAGTCAGCAGTCCCCACGACATATCAATCTGCCGCTTTACGGCCAGCCGGTCCCGGGTGAGTGTTCCATCCGACATCCGGCCCGTCGTTTCGGCGTCGATATCATCAATGCCGGGCGAGAGCGTCGCGGGAGACGCGGCGATCGGCACGCCGTTAATCAGTATTGGGTCCACGCTCAATCCTCCTTATAGCTCAAGCAGCGTCTGCCCGGCTTGACGATGATAGTTATTCAGTGACTTGATGACAACCTGCGCCAGCGTCGTTTCGCCAACTTGCAGTACGGTCTGACCTTGACGTTGCAGGGCTTCAAGGATCTGCAGCAGCACGGTAACGACTTCCGTGTTGTCGCTGCCGAGCATGCCCTGCAGCTTGGACAATGGGGCGACGACTTCCGGATCCGCTGCGGCGCCGCGGTTATCCCCGACCATGGCCAGTGTCGGCCCGTATGCCAAGCCGCCTTTAGCAAGGTGCGGGATATGCGATATGTTGAGTCCAAACGATTTCCCGCCCATCCAATCCGGCATGTCGATTTTCAGACTGTTAAGCCCGTCGATCATGGTATTGATTGCGTCAATGATCAGATCAAGCGGCGTTTTTACAATTCCATATAAAGCATCAAACACGCCTTTGAAGACCATCTTTACGCCTTCCCAGGCCTTTCCCCAATCCCCTGTGAAAACGCCGGTAATAAACCGTAGGATGCCGGTCAGCGTCGTTTTCAGCCCTTCAATAACCGTCTTAATGCCATCGAACACCGTTTCAAATGCTGGTTTCAGTGCGCTCCATAACATATCAATTAACGGCAGAAGAACTTGCTTCCACAGCTCCGTAACGATATCAATAACCTTACGGATAATCGGTAGCACGGTAATGGTCATAATGTCGTAAAACGCTTTCCAAGCTTCGGCGAGGACGCCGCCAACAGCATCTGCAAGCGGCAGGATGACATACTTCCAAAGCATGGAGAGGACATCGGCAAGAATCGAAAATACCGGTTTCAGTACCGTGCCAATGAAATTTGCCAGTGGAACCAGTACCTGCTGCCAAAGCTGCTTAAATAAGCTCAGCAGTTGCGGGAGAAGCGTTTGGAGGAAAAAGGTTATGGCCGGTTGCAGGATATCTGTCCACGAGTCCGTCAGCACACCACCCACAAAATCCGCGAGCGGTTGTAATGCATCCTTCCATGTGACACCCAGCTGCTGAATCTCCTCGCGAAACGTCGCGCTCTCCTTGTACAGATCAATGAAGGCATATATCAACACCCCGGCCAAAGCAATTATCGCGCCAATAGGACTTAACAAGGCGGAAATGGCGCCTGTCAGAGCGTCGACGATGCCGGTAAACAACGCACTGGAAGTGATCATCTCTCCCAGGCCGGAGACAAACGGACCTACCCAAGCAATGAATTCTGCAAATTTGAAGGCAGCAAAGAACGCACCAATGATCAAGACGCCCTGTGTGAGCGTGCCTTGGTTCCCATTGATCCAGGAGGACAGCCCATTAAGTGCGCCGGCCAACCCCAGCAGTCCGTTCACAACTGTGTCACCGGTCCAGCTTGCCAGTGGTAACAGGAAGTTATCCCATAGCCACCCCGCCGCCGGCATGAACGCCTGGATGACGCTGTCCAGCACTCGCAGCGCTCCGGCCAGCACATCCAAAAACGCCGGGAGCGCCTTTTCTACTGTCCATTTGCTGAGTGGAAACAGGACATTCTTCAGAAACCATTGCAGCCCCTGCCCTGCCATCTTGCCAAAAGGCTTGAGCGCGTCCCACAGACCATCTAACGACTTGCGCAACGGGTCCAGGCTGATACCGCCGACGCCCGCAAACATGGCCTTGATGTCGTTCACGAATGTTGCTACCTGCGCCTTTATGGGATCTGTATCGATGGTAGCTGTTCCGAGGCTAAAGTCTCCCAGTCCGCCGCCCAGACCTGCTGCAAGTCCAGCAGCTCCTGCTGCAGCGTCAGCCGCTGAGTCCGCCGTCGCCTTGGTCAGGATGTTGAGCTGATCAAAACCGGCAAGACCGTTCTTAATGTCCTTTCCGGCCTTCTTGGTGTCCTTCCCGGCGTCCGCTGTAGCGTCGCCTAAGTCGCCCATAGAGCCCGCGGTGTCACTTGCCACCGACCCCATGCCGCCGATGGCTGCGGCCGTGCTGCTAGCCGCCGAGGACGTGCCTGCTGCTGAGCCGAAGATCAACTCTGTGAAGGCCCGGAAATACTCAGCTGCCACTTGCAGGCGGCCAATGATGCCATTGAGCGCGCGCACGACCGGGGCCAAGATGTTGATAAACCCGGCACCCATCGTACCCTGGAAGATCTTCCACTGCTCCGTCAGTACACGCGTCTGATTGGCCCAGCTATTGGAGGTCCGTGCAAAGTCGCCCTGCGCATCTGCGGTAACCTTCATCAGGTAACCATAGCGCAGCATGGTTTGCTCCGCTTGGGTCATCTCCGTCCATGACTTGTGGATGCCTTGAGACATGGCGTAGGCTTGCATGTTGACCACGCTCATATTGATACCGAGCTGCTTCAATGGTTCTGTCTCACCGGTCAGCCCCGAGAACACCTTGTAAAAGGCTTCATCGCCGTTCAAGTTGTAGAATGACGATATATCCGCGGCGAGCTGCGTCAGGTTGAGCGACATGTCCCGGATCGCTGTGCCAGTAAGACCGGACGATTTGAGCATGGCGCCCATGGTGGAGGCGTAACGCTTCGCGGACAACTCGCTAAGGCCAAAGGATTCGATGAGATCCTTTGACCAGGCATCCACCTGGCCGGCCATAGCCCCAAACGTCACATCAACGACGTTCTGGACCTCCTGCAGGTCGGATGCAAGTCCGATCGCCTCGCGACCAAAGTCAACAAGCCCCTTAACAGCAAAGGCCCCGGCGATAATCCCACCGAGACCTTTAAATGCTTTTCCCACTAATCCGGAGGCAGTGCCAGCGATGCCGGATAATTGGCGCTGAAAATCTCCGTAATTTAACTCCAGATCCAAATCTACACTACCTACGTTAGTCCCGAACATCAGCTACCACCTCCAAACATGCGTGCAAAGGCCGCCTCCATGCTCTTCATTTGCTTATCCAGCGCTTCGGTATCCTGCAGCTTCTCCTGTGCCTGACGGTTCCGCCAGGCATTATATATGCGCCGCTGGTCCCGGCTAAAATTCTTGATGACTTTCCGATCCGGCTCCGCCCGAATTGCGACAATGCTGCCGAGCGGTGTGTCCGGCATCAATCCGCTGACGAGCGTGCAAAATTCTTCCCAGGGCATATCTCCAAGCTGCCGGATGCGGATACCATACTGCTTCGCCAGACTGGCCTCAATCAGCGGCCAATCTTCCCGGAGGTCATACCACGGCGGTTCAGCCCTGAAATCGGGCAGACGCGTCCTCGTAGGTAGTATTTTGCAAGGCAGCGGACAAACCTGTCAGCAGGATTTTCATGTTGGTGAGGCTCATTTGCTTCACGCCGATTTCAGCCACTGCATCTGCTCCCAGCACTGCCTCCAACGCTGAAACAAGCGAGCTGACACGGCCGCCGTCGGCGACTGCATCTTCAATCAGCATCGCGGTTTCAACCGAAGCATCGAATTCGTATACCTTCTCTCCGATTTCGATGCCGGCTTTTTCGTCCTTCGCGAATTTATTGGACAGTTTCACTACTTTTGCCATTAGCTTTAGCTCCTCTCAAATTAAGGCGACACGGGCGCCGGGGTAAATGTGGGTTTGCCGTCACTCAGCAGCTCGAATTCCAGCCCGTCGATACCGGTACTGTCACCGCCGCCTGGTGTGGTCAGGTTGATTACGCAGTTCATCGTGAGCTTGGCGCCGCTAGGCAATGTCCACTCAAACTTCGATTCCGCGTCCTGGCCGGTTGCTAGCATCAGCCCCGCGACGTAATCGTTACCCGGATCACCATAGTTCCGCTTGCCGGAAAAACTGAAGGAGAGCGACTTCCCGGTAACGGCCCTGCGAGCCCATCCCGCCTGATCCATGGCATACCATTCTTCGGTATTGCCGTCGATCGCTGGCGCGAAGTTCTCCAAATCCTTAATTGCAACCATGTCCTCAGCATCAGATCCCCGGCCGTTGATGCCGATCTTGAAAATATTGTTATGAACCGGGAATACGCCTGTTCCTGCCATGCTTATCCCTACCTTTCGTAATAGATCGTGACCTCGATCACGTATTCGTAATAGCCCTCGTCGTCCGTCCCAACACTGACCGGTTCCGGCGTCCTCAGCTGGAAGCTTATCACCCGCTTGCCGGCAATTACCGCGGACTGGCCAAAGAGTGCGGCATAGACCTCTTGTGCCTTCCGCTCCGCGGTGTCACTGTTCTTGCTCCAATGGATGAGAATGGACACCGCTTTGACGGCGTAGCTGGTCTGCTGCAGCCCGCCCAGGGCGATCACAGGAGCATGCCCTGGGCGGGCGTAGACACCGATACATTCCGGCTTCTTGCCGTCCAGCTTGCCGACATACCAGGCTGGACAGGCCACCTGAGTCTTCAACCAGTCCCGAACTTCCGCCAGCGTCATCATCGGATCAGCCCCCGATTCAGCCGGCGGTACAGTTCGCGGAACGTCTTCGGCGCGAACGACTCTCGATCACCGTCGATCCAAGGATCAAGCCATTCACCTTGTGCCTCCCGGTTTTTATCCTGACGAAAGTCGAATTCTGGATGCCAGTAAAGCCGGCGAGCATACGGCGTATCATAGACCAGCTTCACCAGTCCCTTCGATGCCCGGCTATCATCCACATGGCCGCTGCGTTCCAGCTCCCCGGTCTGCTTCGGGACGACTCCGGCAGCCATAACGTCCGTCTTGACTGCCTCGGCCGTCAGCACGAGCGCGCGGATCTGCGTCGCAGAGAGCTGCCGGAGCGCGCTGCGGTTCATTGTCACTCTTGCCCTGACCATTTACATCAGCTCCAATTCCGTGCTAAAGACACTGCCGTCCGGATTCTTCGGCCGCTCCGAGCGGAATATGGTCCGCTCGACGCCGCCGACGCGAACAAGCCCCTCGATTTGTTGACCGGGGGCTATATCGCCTTCGATGATGACTTTGCCGGACAAGCGTACCAGGCGGCGCTCCGCATCCATGACCTGCTTGGATTTCTCGTCATAGTTGGCCGGACCAGCATACAGCGGCGTCTCGACCGGCTCGCCGTCCTCTGACAACTCCGTACTGACCACCTGCACGGTCGCGTTATTGATCCAGCGGGGATAGGGCAGTTTACCGCGCATCAGCATAACCTCCTGGACGTCAGCCCCGTCGATGCTAGCAAACTGGTTACGCTCTGTGACGTCTGGATGCCTCCGGCGCCGGACACCCCCTGGAAAGATACCGACACGCTGCCGGCCGAATAGCCGGACAGCGGACTGTCGATGTAATCCCCATAGGAATAAAAAAAGTCCGCCTGCTGGCAGACAGCCTTTTTAACCCTTAACGCCTGGAACGGTGTCAGCGCCTCCGTGCCGCCCGCGGCGATCCGGTTATAAGTCAGCGTATCAATCTGATCACTGGCCCGCTCCAGCGCTGCAGGTAGCTCGTCAGGCGGTATCTGGCCACTACCGTAAAGCTCATAATCTGCTACGGTCGCGTAGGCCATGCGATCACCTACTTTTCCGCTTTGGACGGCTTCTTGGCGTCGGCGTCAGCAACCTTCGGGGCTGCGTCGCCTGCATCCGGAGCCTTTCCGACTGGTTCGGTTGCATCCGCTTCGACTTTCGGCGTTTCCGGCTCCGTTTCGACGGTATACCCGGAGCGCTCAAACCATTTCAGACGCTCCGGATCATCGCATTCGCCTACTCCGTTCGCGAAGGCCACCCCGGCAGATATGCCGGTATATTGTGTATTGGGTGCGAAAATCTTTGCCATTGTCGTTCCCTCCTAGGATACTTTGATCTTCCGCAGCACGCCGGCAGCCTTTGTAGCCTTCAACGCGACGGCACCAACCATTTCGACCTCGCCTTTCTTCACAGCGCCTGCCGTCGTGTAATCAGGCAGCCATTGGCGCACAGGCGGCTGTCCGGCCATGCTGACGCCGTGGAAACCATCAAGGCCGAAGCGAACCGCATACAGGCTCGTTAAGCCGGCATCAGCTCCGGTAAGGATAGGCACAACCGGATCATTGGTGCCGGATTTTGCGCCCAGGTCAACGAGCGGCGTAACGCCGTACTTTTCAACCTGCTGGCCGAATTCATTCAGGCTTGTGTTGTACATGCCCGCCCGACGTGCGCAAGCGCGGATCTTGGCAATCAGTTTGAGATTACCCATGATTGCGGTCGGAGCGCCGTCCAGCCCCATCAAGAACTCATCCAGCACGTCAAGGAACGCTTTATAGTTGCTGTCAACAGCGGCGGAAGTGGAGAGGTCGATCGCTGCCGTAGGAATCAGCTCTGTGCTGGAGCCGGTCAGTGCCTTCTCCAAACCGTCAAACGCTGTTGCATTTACGGCACTGTCACCGTTAATAACCGTATCGTTAAACAGCGCCTGCGCGGACTTGATTTTTTGCTGCATTTGAAACGTGACTTCGTTAATAATTCCGCCCATACCAGCAATGATGCGGTCAATTTCGAAGGCGCCGCCGAAAACCTTCAAATCGACGCTCTGCTTGACTTTGGTTGCTTCCTGCGGCGTGTATTCGCTATTAATCGCACGGAATGCCGCCGTTGCTTGCGTCAGCGCGCGGAGATAGCCATAGGTCATGGTCGCCCCGCCGCCTACCGGTGTCACAACGTCGTCGAAGGTCAGATTGTCCAGAATGAAGTTGTTCTTCCGGAACTCATCGATAACCATCTGCGACAGTGCATCCGGTGCCTGAAGTTTTGCTTGTGCCAATGTTACTGCCATTGATAAACA